GGCATGCACGCTCATGACGTCGACCAGCGCTTCCGCCAGACCGCCCGAGGGCGCCGCGGCTTGCGTCCGGCGTGCGATCACGACCGGCCAACGGAGCGACGCGATCTCGACCCGGCCGGGATCGGGAATCAAATCGGCACCACACGATAAGGATCGAGCAGCATCTGTGCCTCGATCGGCATCTCGCCCCCGGCGTCGCCGCGATGTTCGTAAAGGAAGGCGACCGTCATCAGGACCGCATTGACGATCGGCTGCGGTATGGCATCCGGTGTGGCGTCATAACCCGCCACAAACGTGGTCTGAAGGTTCAGCAAGTCGGCGCTGCACGCCGTCCGGCCGTCGCTCAACGGGGTTTCACCGCCGATCCGCAACCGCGCCCGCAGATGCGCCAGATCGGCCATGTAGCCAAGCAGCGGGGTGGGCGGCACAAACGGCAGCGTCGCCGCGGGAATTGTCGTCGTGTTGCCGCGCCGGTCGTTCCAGACCACTGACGTGATGGACTGAATCGGCCCGCGCGGCAGCGTCAGATCGCCGCGCAGCCAACTGACGGTCGACCGCAGGTTTCCCTCCGGGGTCATGACCCAAAGCAGCGTCTGGGTAATCAACGCTCGGCCGATATAGTTCTCGACGGAGCTGCGCGCCGAGCGAATGTAAAAATCGATCAATTGATCGTCGCTGGCGTGATCGATACGGCAATGCCGTTTGGCGATTTCGCGCGCCACCGGTTCCATCGCCGGCGGCGTCACGGTCAGAACCGAGGAAAGCATGATCAGAAGACTTCCGGCCGCCCGATTAGGTTCACCGTCGCGCCACCGGTTTGCACCACGGGCGAACCCGACGTGCCAGATCGGACTTTCAGCATGTTGATGCCGCGCCAAGTGTAATTCGAATTCGTGACCAGGGACACGAACTGGCCGGCCGCCGCGGTGATGGCGATCGCGGATCCGCTGTCGTTGACCAGTTCCTGCCAGGTTGTTCCGCCGTCGGGTGACACCTGAAATGTCAGCGACGCCGATACCCAAGCGGCGGGCATTGAAATGCCGACCAGCGTATCGGCGCCCATGGACACCGCCGCCGACAGGCTCGCGCCTGGCGCGATCACCGCGGGAAACGTATCGATTTGCAGCGTGAGCGCCATCAGCCGTTCCTATCTGCCGCTGTTATTGGCGGTTCGCGGAAACTTGAATCATATCGATGTTCAAGGTTCCCACGCCGACGCCGCTCGCTTTGTATACGGACGCATAGGCTTGCAGGATCGCATTTGCCCCGGTGGCCGCGAATGCGAATTGCCCCGTCGTGCTGGTATTGATTCCGTCGATGGAGAACACGACGTTGGTCGGATCGGTCGCGTCGATGCGGAAGATGTGGTTGACCCCCGCGGCGAGGGTCACGCCGCTGGACGCCGAAACCGTATTCACCCCGTCTTTCGTCCGCATGTTCACCAGACCTGACGCGGCCATTTGGAACTGCATGTAGTACGAAGCGTTGTCGGGGCCGTCGACCCAGGCGCTTTGCAGACCGAACACCATCTCGACCAACGTGGTCGGCAGCACCGCCGCGGCGATCCGCGCTTCGAAAACCAACCCTTTCGATGCGTCGAAACAAAGCGAATCGTTGAAATACAACGCCGCGTCTTCTTTTTCCGAAGTCACGGTGAGAGCACAGGATAGCACGCCCCCGGCGGAATTGGAAATCAGCGAGACCGTGGGCGGCCCCGCACCGACGATTTTTTTCACCCACGGGTAACCCGCCACCGGGGAACCCGCCGCAGGGATGCCCGCCGTATGCCCCGCGCCGATAAAATCTTCATCCAGAACGATCGGCATCATCCGCACGATCGTTTCTTGGGTTGTGACATCGTAGAATGCGGTGCTGTTGCCGTCGGCGTCCCGCCGCGAACCGATGATCGTGGTCATGATAATGCTCCGGCAGAGGACGCCGACGCCGCGAAAGCGCCATCGGCAAAAGCGAAATCAGATGCCGGCGCTGGCCGGAGGCACCTGTTGCTGATAACGCAACGGCGTGATCACCAATAGCGCGGAGGTGATGTTCGCCGCGTTCGACGCGCCGGTACTCACCGCGATGTGGTTGAACCCGTTGTTGATGTCCATGCTTTCGATCGGATCGATTTCGAAGATCACGATCTTGTTTTTCACGCCGGCATCGGTCGTGTAGTTCGCCGCCGCCGCGACGATCGACATGGTATCGGAGGGAATCGTGTCGGTATCGAGGTTGACCGCGATCGGCGCCGCGCTGGTCAGCGCTTTCGATCCGGTGCCGGCGACCGCCGAGGCCTGCAATGGCGTCAGCGCGATGGTCGCCGCGTTGCCTTGGGTGATGTAGCAGACGATAAAAGCTTTCTGTGCGTTTTTCAGCGACACATAGGCGGACGTGCGGCCGGCGGCATCGGCGGCCGGGGACAGAAGGGAAATGACCTGGGCCATTTCCCACAGGCGATAATTGACAGCCATCTGAAACTCCGGACCGGCCGAGCCGGTCGCTTCGGGTTGGTAAAAGTCGCCTGAATTACCGCTGCGCGAGCGCGACAAACGGCGATTTCGTGTTTGTCCCCTTGTACGGGGTCAACGCCGTGTGCCATGCGCTTTGGCCGTCGACGCGGTACACCAGACGGAAGGTCATTTCGTCGTACACGAAACGCACATGCATGGACGCGGCCTGCTGCATCGCCGATTTGTCGGCGATCAGATACTGACTCATATCGGCCAGCAGAATGTCGCCGGGGTTGCCGAGCGTATCGCAGTATTCGATCGGCACGACGGGGCGCCCGAACAGCGTGCTGTAGGGTTTTTCGCTCAGACCGCCCGGCGGCAGATAGACGGGCACGCCCGCGGTCCCGATCACCTGGTTGACCGCAAGCAATTGCGATTCTACGTCCTGATTGATGTACCAGACCGCCGTGAACCGGGACCGTGCCCACATGCGCGACCACATGTTCACGAGATTCTGATACAAAACGGTTTTTGCCGCCTGGCCTTTTTCGGTCGGCACGGTGATGAGCGCGTTCGAATTCATGACGCCCTGGGGCATGCCGGCGCCGGTGCCACGGAAGATCGCGTCTTCCAGCATGAAGCCCATTTCCTCGGCGAAAGCGGTATTGGCGATACCGCTCAGCACCGACGCGTCCGCGAGCAGCTCATCGGTGACATACCACAGCGCACCGAGCTTTTTCAGGTCGAGTTCGATCCAGCGAAACTTCGGCGCCGATCCGGTCAACGCATCGCCTTCGCCGAGCCAGTTCGCACGCACACCGCCCCAGCGGCTACCGGTCGCTCGGCTTTGCTCGTCAATGCCCGGAATTTTGATGGCGTTCGCGTTCGTGGACAGTTTTATGTGGCCGACGCGCTGCGACAACTCGCCGATGTCATACATCCGTTGCAGGACGGTTTCGGCGAAATCGGCTTGCACCAGGAACCCGCCGCCGCCGGGATCGGTTTCGCCCATACCGGACGGCGCGCGAATCAGCCGCGGATCGGTCGAACCGCCGGCGTAATGGCGCACGATTGCGACCAACTGTTCGCCCAGGCTTTTGAACGCACCGGGATTGCTGGCATCCAGCCGCCGGGCGCCGTCCGGCGCGCCCTGCGCGCGTTGCAGATCGTCGATCAGATGGCCGAGCCGGTCGACTTCCTTGTCCAGTAGCTTGGTTGCCGCGATGTTTCCCGCTTTCGCGGCGGCCTCAAGCCTATTCAGCGCGTCGGCATGCGCCGCGCGAGCTTCCCAAAGACGCATTTCAGTGTTCCTTGAAGCCGATCGCTCGGCGCAACCCGGTCAGTGCCGGGAATGTGTCAGGCCCGAGCGCGGTGCGCTTGGACTTTTGCCAGGGCCGCCTTGATGGCGGGATCGTCGTTCGGGGCAGTTTCGATATCCGTGTCCGGATCGGATGCATCGGCATCCAATGCTTTCACCGCGTTATCCAGCAGGCCCATCGCCTTGTCGTGATCCTGATCGCCGAGGTCGTACAGTGCCTCGGCCGACTTGAATTTGACGCTTGCCATCCGGACCGTATCCGCGTGATCGTCCGGGGGCGGATCGTCGCCTTCCAGGTCTTTCGCCGCCTCATCCATGAGGTTCATGGCTTCATCGTGATGGGCATCGGCGGAGTCGTAATAATCTTCGGCCGAACGGAAATGCACACAAGCCCGCTGAATCGCGTCCTCATGCCCTTCCGGCAGTTCGTTTCCGCCATCGCCATCCGCCACATCGCGGCGCCGGACACGCTTGGCGCCCGGCCGGCGCAGGCGGCGCATTTCCATCCGCACCACGGCACGCACGGCCGAGCGGATATTTTTGTCGCCGCCGTCGGCGGGATCCCCGACACCGACGCCGCCCATGCCATGAATGGCACATTCGCTTTGGTCTTTCAGCCCGCATTCCTTGTCGGCGGGGCGGCCGCAATTGCCGACCGTCGCGCCACCGGCACTGGGATCGGTTTCGGACATCGGTTCATCGGCGCGCAGGCGCGGACGCTGCTTACTCATGGAACGTGGCTCCTGTGCCTGGCGCCGGAGCGCCACCAATTGTGATTTCGAAAGGACAGATTTTCCGAATCCATCGAGCAGCTTTTCCGCCCAAATCGCGAGCGGACGGCTATCGATGCCTTTAGCTCGGGCTGCCCCCAGCGCGTTGGGATTCGCCGGGATCGGACATGCCGAGATTTCCAGCAATTGCTGACGTTTGAAATCGATGCCCCAGCCGCGATCGGGATCGTCTTCCACGTAGCTGTATTCGATCGGCAGAAACCCCACCGAAACGGCGTTCAGAAAGCCACCCTCGTACAGACGATAAATCGTGTCGGCGAAAGCATAGGTTTCGAACGGGGCGAATTCGATATCGCCCATCAGTCGGGCGCTTTCCACGCCAACGTTCGAGGCTTTGCCGATCGTCGGCTGCGTTGAGTCGTGCGCCCAAAGCGCGACCGGGTTCTGAAGAAAATCCGACAGGTCCCAGCCGTTCGGATCGATCGTATCGCCCATGCGATCAACCGACCCGTCCGAAAAGCAAAAACGCCGCGCGCGCGACGTTCCTTCGACGGCGACGGAGGGAATTGTCGACAGCCGGTAGACCCCGCCGTCCGGCTTGCGCTTTTCCCGTAGTGCGTTCCGGAATTCGGCGACCGAAATCAATGATCCCATCGGGTGCTCCCGCACATTCAGTTGCTCGGCGCCTCGTCGTCGGCCGGGTCGCGTTCCGGATCGCCGTCGCCGCCTTGGCCCGGCATGCCGGTCTGATCGCTGCCGGGGGCGCTGGTGCTGCGCTCCGGCGGCTCCCATCCCAATGGCGCCATGTTGGTCGGCTGGAAGACGATGTCGCCACCTTGCTGATCCGGCAGGCCTTCGGCGCGCCGCGCTTCGTTTGGCGACATCCATGGGCCGCCGACCGCCTGACGATAGGCGACATAACGGCTCGACAAATCCGCTTTCAGAAAGTGCGAGTAGTCCCAGCCGAGAAACAGATCGTCGCCGTCGATACCGAAGAATTTTTCGCCCGTGGCCTTCCAGCGTTCGCAATGGCCGCTGATTGGCCCATTCAAATACTCCTGGCCCATCTGGACCATCGCCGGCCCTTCGGACTCGCCTTCGATTGCGATCTTGTAGGGCGGCACGTTGAAAGCCCGGCAGACATCGCGAAGCTGGAACGCCCGGCTTTCGATAAACTGGCTGTCGACCATGGTCAGGCCAAGGGGTTTCCATTCCAGCCCTTGTTCCAGGATCGTCGTCAGGCCGCTATTGCGCGGTCCGGACCGTTGTTTTTTCCAGTCGCTGGCAATCTGTTCCCGCACTTCCTGGGTCAGCTTGCCCTGCGTCGTGAGAACCCCGCCCGAGCGCGCGCCCTGGCCGGTGAAGCGGGCCTGGTGTTGTTCCAGGCCCATGGCCAGACCGACCGACTCCCGCATCATCTGGATGCGGTTCGAACCCAGAAGCGAATTCCAGGTCGATAGCCACCGCAGATGCAGCACGTCCTCGGCGGGGATGAACAACGGCTTGTCCCGGAGCATCGCCGTTTCGTGCAGACCGTTACGGGTGACAACGTAGAAAACTTCGCCGTTCGGCGCTTCGTAGATCGTGACCCGATCCGGAAAGATCGGGATCAGCTTGACCGGATAAATGCCGCGGTCGTCCCGGATCGCGACAGCATAGGCGTTGCCCCGCAACAGCAGCGAGGCTTGCATCATTTCCTTGAATTCGAACGCTGTCTGCCAGCCGTTCGGATTCCGTAGCAGCGGGCGCAACCAATGCCCCCGCGCCGGTTCCTTTCCGCCGTTTGGCAGCCGCCGATAAAGGTCCAGCGGGATTTTCGCGACGTCTTCGGCGACGATCGACACGCAAGCCATCACGGCGACATGTTGCAGCGCCCGCAGGCTGGTCACCGGCACACCGGCGTCCGACATGTCCCAATCGTCGAATCCGTCGCGCAGTTCCGAACCGACCGAACCGGATCGCCGGGATGCGAACCGGGCGATGCGGTCCCAAAGTCCCATATTCCACTCCGATCAGAACGTCATCAGGCCCCGTCCGTCGGAATAAGGGCTGCCCATCGCTTCGGGGTTTTTCGACATCAGCACCACGGCGTCCAGAAGAGCCATCAGCGGATCGATCTTTCCCGACCCGGCCACCGCCTTGGTGATCGTAACGGCGTTGCCTTTCGGCTCGACTTTGGCGTTGCCGACCGCCCATCCCATGATGGCCTGCGCGCCGTGCGCCATGGTTTTGTTCGCCAGCTTCACTTCGGCGGTTTTGATCGCACCGTTAAGCTGCCACCCCTGCGGAATGCCGACCACCCGGTCGTTCCCGCTAATGCCGTTTTCAGCCAGCGCATCGACAATGGCGCCGACGCCCATCGGGTCCATCCCGACTTTTGCAAGAATGCCCGCCGAATCGACTTCCGCGCAGATTCCGGCTGCCTCGTGAAACGCTTCGTCCATGTCATCGACGATCACAAGCTCGCCGCGCGCTTCGAAGTCTCGCAGACGGGCTTCCTCGCCCTTGCGTTGTTCAAGCACTGACGTGTGCGCCCAGGCCTTGCCCCAGGCCAGCCAACGGTTGGTGTCCCGTTCACGGCCCAAGACCGCCAGGCCCAGCAGATCGTCCAGTCCGCCGCCGTCGATACCGATACAGGCAACTTCGCACTGGGCAAGGATGGTTTCGAACGACACTTCAAGGTCGGCGGCGCCGAGCCAATAATCGACCCCGCGCCAACGCTGGGTTTTGAGCCCGATGCCCATCTCAAGGTTGAGGTGCTGCGACGCCCAGATGCGCTTATTGGCCTCGCCCTTGGCTTTTTCCGTTTCCCAGTCCTGCAGAACGCTTGCGAAAATGAGCGAGCGGCCAAGGTTCGGCATCACCATCGGCCAGTTTTTCGGATTCTCCCATTGGGCGGGTACGCCCGGTCGTTCTTCCTGCTTCGCGATGCTGTCCGGCAGCTCGTACAGCACCGGCAGCGTCCGCCCAGACCGCGCTCCGTCTCGAATGGCTCGGGCTGCATTTAGCTCGTCGCGGAATGCGCCGACCGGCGGTTCGTCCGATGCCGTCGTAATCGTGACCAGAAACGCTTCAGGCGACTTTTCCAGGCCGCCCCGAATCTGCCGTAACACCCGTTCGGTTGCCGCATTGCGGCCGAGCAGATGGAGCTCGTCGAGCAGCACGCCGGCGGGTTGTGCCCCGGTCAGAATGCCCATGTCGAACGTCTTGATCCGAAGGGTCGAGCCGTTGACCCGATCGCGGATCGTTTTCAGATGCTCCTGAACATGAAACCGCTCGCTGGCGGGCCGGCTGAGTTCGATCATTCCTTTGGTGTGAGCGAAGGCTCGGTCGGCAATGGCCTGGCGCGGCCCGACAAACAGAAAATCCGCGTTTGGCCGCTTGTTCATCAGCAGCGCGGTGAGCATCAGGCCCGCGCCGTACGTCGTTTTCGAGTTGCCCTTTCCGACTAGCGCGAAAATTTCGCGAATGTAACGCCACCGGGCGACCGGGTCCCACGAACCGAACAACGCGCGAACGATTTCGCGAAACCATGGCCCCGCGGCATCCGCCAGCAAAGGTGTCCCTTCGACATCTGGCAGTCGGAGCGCGTCGAAAAATCGCACCCCGATGTCCGCTTCCGCCTTGATCAGCGGCAAAGACGGAATTAGCGACTGGCCGGCCCGCAGCCTTTGCTCCCAGTCCGGACAGGACAGGTCCCATGGGATCAATGCACCTGCCTCAAGCTGTCACCGCGAATAATCATCAGCTCGCCGAGCGTGTCGGTGGGATCCGGGGTCCGCGCGTCTTTTGCGGCCTGCTCCTTTTTTCCGAGCCGCGGCGGTTTGGCCATTCTCTCCGGCACGATCGACCCGAGATCAGAGGCACGGGTCTGACGAAGAAATTCCTTCATCGCCGAGACGTTGCCCTTTTCGATCTGCTCCCAAAGTCGTACCACGACCTCAGCCCGCTTTTGCCGCAGCCCGATTCGCAATTCGGTTTTGTAATAGGCGCGCAGCGTGCGTTCCGAGATGTTCATCGCGATGGCGATGTCTTCCGCCGAATGGTTCAAGGCTCGCAGTACGGCCACCCGCGTGCGCTTGGTGTCAGTCACTTCGTGCGACGGCCGCCCACGCCTTTCCGCGGGAGGCGTTATAGGTTCGCCCCACAGGTCGAACTCTTGCGCCACTAGACCCCACCCCGCCACCGGCAAATATTAAACGAAACTTTTGAACGGCGACCAAAGACAGCCGTGATCCGCCACACGATATAAAACAACATGTTGATATTGGTAATAGTTGTTGAACGAAACGCACTACCAAGAAGTTTAACCGCCAAAAGCCCAACCCGCCGGCCCGCCAAGAATCCAAACCCAGCAAAAAAAACCTTTCGCTGAGGGGGCGTGAGGTTGAGCGCAGGTTTCTAGTGGGCATTGACACCCCCTACCCCTCCGCTCGCCTGGGTGGGTCATGCCCTTGCCCGGCGGGCGCGGAGCAGCGCGGTTTTGGACGTGTGGCAGGAGCCACACAGAAGCTGGATGTTGGTTGGGTCAAGCGGAGCGCCACCGTCTCGGAGTTCAATAATGTGATCAGCGAAGATGCGGACTGGGGCACCGTGTGGCGTGCTGCCCCGGCCGCACGCCTGACAACGCTTACCTCGCTCCCGCGTCAGGCGGCTTACGAGCGCGCGCCATGCGGGCGACAAGTAGAACGGGTCTACGGTTTTTGGTGCCGGCTGTGCGATCCTGGTATCGAAGGTCGCCAAAGACGGCCGCTCGTTTTTAAGCGCCATGGCAAAGAGCGCTTAATTTGCCGCCAACCGCCATGCAAACGGTCATTGGGAGCGTTTTAAAGTCAAC